TATACACACCCTCTTTATATGTAACGTGTTTGCTTATGTTTTTCATTTAATTAATTTGTAGATCTTCTTCTCAACGTGGGAACAACTTTACCGTCAATAACATCTTGAACGGTTTCCACGCTTACTTTTAGTTGCATGGATAAATCTGCTTGCCATGTAGCGACTGGTCTTCCGTCTTTTAATACTACAACAGCTGGTACAGATCTTATTGCTTGTTTTACACTTGGTTGTTGAGAATCAAAATCAACTTTTAAAATTTTTGCTCTTTTTAATTCGTCTACACCTTTCCAATCGTTTCT